CCTCCCCATCCCCAATCATTAGTTGGGTTCACACCAAACCGCCCGTTTTGATATCGGGCATCTGCAAAAGCCTTCGCCAATTCAACCGGACCCTTTAAACGCACGCCCTCATGTTTTTGCACGGCGGCAATCAGTTCTGCCTCTGTGCCATATGCTGATATCTTTTCGCTACCACCTTCGTCGTGTTCTTCGCTAAAGATAAATATTTCTCGAATTGTCATGGTCTTATCCTTTATTCGCTGCGGGGATACGCACAACGCCGTCAGACCAAACGCGGCTATATCGGCGGTCATCGGCGTATGCCTCGGCGTGCCCGTCAAAGTCGGGGAAGTGCGCGTCTGTTGCGGCCTTGCGTGCTGCTTCGTCTGCGTTGGCCCATGCTAGGCGTTTTGCGTCGTCGGCTGCGTATTGTTCTGCGTCGGTCATAAAGGAACCCTTGCTTCATTGCCAGCGCCTGCATTTATCAGTTTCTCTCTTGCCTCCAAGAAAATGTCTCCGGCTTGCTTTGGAGATAGGTGCAGGGTTTGGGCGGCGGCTGCAAAAAACAAAATCTGCGGCGCTTCGTCTGGAAGGTAATGCACGCAGCAAGTGTCAATATGTGCTTGAACTTTTTGCAGCAGGCTTAAAGTAGAAGTTGTCATGGTCGTTCTCCTTGGTTGCTTTGGTGTGCGTCTTTACGACTTATTTTTTGCGTAACGCTTGGCCTTCTTTGCTCGGCGCTCCTTAGACATGCGGTAGTTGATGCCCTTGTTTGCGTCTTGGGTTGGCGTAATGCCGCGGTCGGCCAGTGTCAGATTATTTGGGTTGTTCATTGCAGTGCTCCTTGGTTGCTTATGCCTCACCATACGGCGGGCAATCTCACATGGCAAGCATTATTTTCGGACAATGCAGAATTATCACGTTGACAATCCAGCGGCAATGTCCGAAGGTAGGCACATGATAAACCCAACAAAGGAACATGTAATATGAAGGCTTTCCCCGGCGTCACTGTAGAGCGGAGTGGTAGGCACTCAACTCAGCGTATAAATAATTCAGGAATGGATTTGCGAGACTATTTTGCTGGCAAATTTATACAAACTTTAGAGGTCAACTCTGGCCGCATTTTTTTACATGGCGACGGAGAGGCAACCCATGATCCGGACAAGGTTGCGGCGGGACTTTATCGTCTTGCTGACGCAATGATAAAGCAACGTAGCAAATAAAGGACGACCACATGAAAACTATTCAACCAGCAGAACAACACGCCCTAGACCGAATTGCAAAATTCCGCGACCGCACCGGCATGGCTAAAACAATGTTCGGCAAAAACGCCGTGGGCGATGCCAACCTGATCGGCCAGCTTGAAGGCGGTCGGCAGTTGCGCCACGAAATGCGCGAAAAAATCAAGGCGTTCATTGCAACGTACAAGGTGAAGAAATGACCGACGCACCAGAAACGATATGGGCCAAAGAAGGCCACGATAGTTGGGGCCAGTATGGAGATTGGTATCGCGACAACAAAGGGGGCGGCACAGAATACACTCGATCCGACGTATCCCAAGCACGGATTGCGCAGCTTGAGGCGGTTTTGCAGGACATTGCATCAATCGGCTTAGGCTGGACGGTCCAAGCCGCCCGCGACGATCTAAAGGCCAAGCCATGACCCCAACAAAAACCGCAACCGATTGGATCGCAGCACGGGGCCGCTACATAGCCCTAATGCTGCAAGGGCGCACTGGCGAGGCACGCAAGCACCTACCACGCCTACGGGCTGCAAATCATGCTGTAATGGCGTCGCAAGCAAAGGAGGGCGAATAGATGTCTAGTCAGGATTTCCATAATACAACAGGAAACGGATTTCATGACGCTTTAAACCGTATGAAACGGGCGTATGCGCGCGGCACAGGATGCCGTTTGACAGCGGAAATGCTTGACGGTTTGGGTATCTCAATAATCGGTCAGATGTGGGAAGAAGAAGACCCGCGCGGCATCAACGATAAGGACCCGCACAATGGCTAAATGGAAAGCACCTCAGAAAGCGCGACGCGACGAAAACGAAAAGGAGATATTTGCAATCCTTGAGGCGTATGGGTTTAACGTAGAGCCGACAGACAAGCCAGGGGATTGCATTGCTGGCTATCGGGGCCGCAACTACATCGTGGAGGTCAAGAACGGCCCCAAGGCACCGCTGACGAAGTATCAAAAGAAGTTCGTCAAGGGCTGGACGGGGCAGCACGTTGTTTTGTGCGATATTGAGGAGGCTGAAGTGTGGTGCCGGTTGATCCGCGACGGGTTTGACGCGCCTGTTCAGTTTCGCGGGCAGGTATCATAACGAGCAAGACCCGCTGAAATCAATCAACGGGTCTTGTCGGATAGTAGCCGTTATGCTAAGGTGCAATTGATGAGATCGCAGGTCATTGGTACAACACAAGCGTACCACAAGCAAGACCTGCCCGAAAATAAGGGCTAAAAATATGGGCAAGCGCTCAGACTTCAAAAGAATACCTAGAGACTACTATCTAACGCCATTGGCGGCGGTGGTGCCGTTAATTCCGCACCTGCCCGACCCGCTTATCTATTGGGAACCATGCGCTGGCGACGCGACCTTAGTGGATCATTTAGCCAACAGTGTACGCATGACTAATTACATGGCCCACGACATTGAACCGCAAGGCGATAGAGTCATCAGGGGCAATTCCTTAACTTTAGATTGCCCTGATTTTGTGGACTACATCATTACTAACCCGCCTTGGGATCGTAAAATCCTGCACCCAATGATTGCGCACTTCTCAGCAATGCGCCCTACCTGGTTGCTGTTTGATGCGGACTGGATGCACACAAAACAATCCGCCCCATTCATGCCCTACCTGCGCAAGATTGTATCAGTGGGCCGCGTTAAGTGGATTCCTGACAGCAAGATGACGGGCAAAGACAATTGCGCTTGGTATCTGTTTGACCAGAACAGCGAAGGCGCAACGCAATTCTACGGGCGCACAACGTGAGTGGATGGTATGCAGTCCAACGCGGAATTACTGCGCACCACCTGTTCAAAGGCAAGCCTGAGCGTCTAGCAGTCTGGATGTGGATTCTGGACAACGCAGCTTGGAAGGATACCACACACGACGTTCAAGGGCGCACAGTCAACGTGCCTCGCGGGTCTGTTTGTGCCAGTAGCAGGCATATAGCGGACGCGGTTGGTGTGGGTCATCAGGTCGCTAGAACCGCATTGAAGCGCTTCGAGAGCGAGTCCATGATTAACACACAGCCAACACACGGCAAAAACGTTATAAGCCTTTGTAACTTTGAGAAATATCAGGACCCAAACGCAAAGGCCAACACGAAACCTAACACACCGCTAACACAGGACCAACACACCGCTAACACACAAAAGAAACAAGGTAACAAGGTAACAAAGAAAGTAGATAAATCTACTTCCTCTAAAGAGGTGGCGGATTATCAAAAATACTTAGATGCTCACCCTAAGTCAGTTGAAAGCCAATCTGGTGAGGACGCCTTTTCTAAGCTCGTATCAAGCGGGGTGGATGCTTCACAGATAATATCATCAGCAGCGGCATACGCAGATACGGTCAAGGGATGGTCGGCGCAGGGCAAGGTGCAGCAATCAGACAATTTCTTGGATACCGAGCGCGGCAAGTGGAAGGATTACATTCCCAAGCCAAAAGCCGCACCTGCAAGTGAGGGCGACATTATGAAATTCTGGGCCAACTCAATCAACGAGGGTCGATACATCAGCGCATCATCAATCACGGCTGTACGAGGCCGCGCTATGGTTGAGGGCGGATACGTGACGGAAGCGCAATTATCAGAGAAGGGAATCAAGATATGAACCGACAAGCTGAACACGACGCTATCATGGCATCGTTTAACACGGGGAAGGTGCTGTGATGGGGTGGATTTATAAATTATTTGCCGATTTCTTTATGGCCTTGGGTGCATTAGTATTTTTTGGAGCTTTAATTGTAATTTTGTTTTTAGATGGCAGTGTTTCTAATGTTTCTACGGGATGGCTGTTTTTGCCGCCAATGGCGTTTGCGTGGCTAAGGGGAGAATTTTATCATTGGCCTAAAGAAAAGGAAACCCCATGAACCTCCGAGACATCGCAGAAGCAACAGCCGAACACTACGGGACAACCGTAGAAACTATGCAGGGAAAATCGCGATATCCACAGCACGTCTGGCCGCGCAAGATTTTTGCTTTCATCGCAAAAAAGTGGGTCAGCGACAACTATTCAGAAATCGGGCGTGTTATTATTCGAGACCACACAACGATAAAAGAATACCTTGATCATTTAGATGAGGATGATATAAGTGCGGAAGTTGCCGCAATTGAGTGTGTGGCGTGCTTCGATTGGAATACGATTTTATTCACTTCTCAGTGCTTTAACTGGAACGCTATCGCGTTTACAACCAACAGAAACCATGAAGGACCAAACCATGCCAATGTTTACCAAAAAACCAGTAACGATTGAAGCCCGCGAATACACCCGCAACGGCCTTGAAGCCGAACAGGTTGCCAAGTGGTGCGGCGGCAATCAGACAGATGAGGGCTGCATCATTTACACCCTAGAAGGCGACCACCTCGCCCAATATGGCGACATGATTATCAAGGGCATCAAGGGCGAGTTTTATCCATGCAAGCCTGATATTTTCGCAGCAACTTACACCAAAGCATAAGGGACCAAAACTATGGCACTCCACGAAATAACTCAAGCAAGAGATGAGCTTTTGGGAATCGCTGATGACTTAGAAAGCATTGACTTTGCATTCCCTACAGAGCCAAGCGATGAGGCCAGCCAAGAGGATTGGCGAGACTACGCTTTGGACTTAAACTTAAGGCTTTCTTACGCTGAAAAAGCCGTTGAAAAAGCTGTTAATCAAATCAATTCATAAAAGGAACCAAACCTATGACAGACAACACAACCTACCGCGTTGCCGCTAAGAGCCAATTCATTGAGCGAGTCAAGCGGTTGAACGCAGACAAAAAAGACATTGCCGCGCAACAAACGGCAGTGCTGGCCGAAGCCAAGGGCCGTGGGTATGAAGTTCACCAATATCACGGTAAAAAAGGCTGGCTTCCATACCGAAGCGTTGGGGGGGCTGCATAATGACAGACAACACAACATACCGCGTGACAGCCGACGAACTGCGCCAATTCATTGAACGGGTGGAACGGCTGGATGCTGAAAAGGCCGACATCGCAGACGCAACCAAAGAAGTGATGGCCGAAGCCAAGGGCCGTGGCTATGACACCGCCCTGATGCGCAAGATTATCGCACTGCGCAAGCGCGACAGCGACGACATTGCAAACGAGGAATGTATCTTGGATACCTACAAAGAAGCGTTGGGGATGTAAGCATGGCTAATAATCTTAAATGTGATGCGGATGGTTGCTTGCATCGCGAACACGTAGAGGAGTACGGCCCACACCTTATAGATAAGCCCTGCCCGATATGTGGCGCAAACCTTCTTACTCAGGAAGACTTCGACGGTTACGAACCTATTAGAGTTGTGATTCAAGCGCTAATTGATGCTGGTCACGCTTCATGGAGCGGCGAGGAAATAAAAAGCCCAGTTTCCTTTAGCCTCAACCACCACGCGGGGACAACAACGACAACAATTAAAACGAAAGAAGTATAATGGCCGGATCTCTGAACAAAGTCCAAATCATTGGCAACTTGGGGCGCGACCCAGAAATTCGCGCATTTCAAGACGGGCGAAAAGTCTGCAACCTGCGCATTGCCACAAGCGAAACGTGGAAAGACAAAGCCACGGGCGAAAAGCGCGAGAAAACTGAATGGCACAGCGTTGCGATCTTTCAAGAGGGGATTGTGCGGGTTGCTGAACAGTACCTCAAAAAGGGGTCAACCGTTTACATCGAAGGCAAGCTGCAAACCCGCAAGTGGCAGGATCAATCCGGCGCGGACAAATACAGCACGGAGATTGTATTGCAGGGCTATGACGGCGTGATGACGATGCTGGGCGGCAAGGCGGACGGCGGCGGGCAGTCAGGCGACCAGGGCGGCGGATACGGAACAGCGTCACACAATGATAGCGGCGGGTATGGCGGCGGCGGGTTGCCAGACGATGAAATACCGTTTGCCCCTGTAATGCTTATCTAAGCAAATAAACCGCTTGGACAAATCCGAATAATGATATACAACAACAGGGCGGGCGACGGTGTAACAATCACCCCGCCCGCCTTTAACGTATCAAAGGAACCATGACATGACAAACCCACACCCAAACCCGATTGAATACCTCGGCGCAGTCCTAGACGCATACGCCGCAGACATAGACAACCCCGACACGCCCAACATTCCCCAGCACGCTGTAACGCTGCTACGTGACGCATTTACAGCCGTTGGCGTTGACTTTGATCTGCGCGAAGGGGTAGCGGCATGACGCAGCAAATACGGGAATTCGCTATTGGCGATGCAACAGCAACTGTTGGTATTCGGTCTAGCGGATCAATGTGGGTGTCGGTGCTGGGGAAGCGTGGAGCGCACTACCAGTGTGATTTTGTCGGTAGCTTTGATCGCGGCCCGATACGGAAAGAAGATTTTATGTATGGCCCGCCTTCTTGGGTAAAAGCACGGTTATCCACAGCATCAAGGGAGCCTTTAATATGACCGATAAATTGAACCTGCATCAGCGCATGGCCGCAGTTATGCGCGAAGTCACCTACATCCAAAAGGAAACCAAAAAGGGGATGCAATACAAGATTGTTTCCCACGACAAGGTAACGGCCAAGGTCCGGCCCGCGCTGCTTGCCAATGGCGTGATCTACTACCCAATCAGGTGCGACACCGCGCAGAACGGCAACCGGACCGAATGCAACATGACCGTGCGTTTTGCCAACATTGACGACCCGCAAGACTTTATTGACGTGGAAAGCTGCGGGCATGGCATCGACACGCAGGACAAGGGGCCAGGCAAGGCGCAAAGCTACGCGGTCAAGTATGCGCTGCTCAAGGCGCTTGGCTTAGAGACAGGCGACGACGCGGACCACGATAGCATTGAACACAGCCGCGTAGACCCCGCGCTGCACCAAGCGGCAACGGCGGCAGCTATTCGCATGATTGAAACGGAAACCAGTCTTGACGGGCTTGGCGCATATTGGGGCGAACTTGCAAAGAACGAAAAGGCCGTAAGCGCAGACAAGCGCGTCATTGCTGCAAAGGAAAAGCGCAAGGGCGAACTGGCGGAGGTTGCGGAATGATGACAGAAACAAAAGAAGTTACAGTCCAAGAGGACGATATCACAAAGGAAATATCGGCGCTTTTTGATTTTAAATTTAATGGCGTTTCACGGTTTACGCCTCCAAGAATGGAAGTTTTTAACGGCGGTTTTGGCATTGGCTTGATAGTCGGGGGGTCGGGCAGTGGCAAATCTACTCTTTTGCAATCTTACGGAAAAGAGGTGACGCCGACTTGGGAGCGTGACAAATCTATAGCGTCGCATTTCATCAGTGCCGACGAAGCGCAAGATAGGCTTTCAGCCGTTGGGCTAAACTCCATCCCGTCTTGGCTTCGACCTTATCACGTTCTTTCAACTGGTGAGGCTTTCAGGGCAGATATGGCTAAAAAGCTATGTGACGGCGCGGTCATTGATGAATTTACAAGTGTTGTTGATCGGGACGTTGCGCGCTCAACTTCAATGGCTATTGGCAAGCACATTCGGAAAAATAACTTGCAGGGGATCGTTTTTGCATCCTGTCATTATGATATCATTGACTGGCTGGAACCTGATTGGGTTTTTGAAACAACCACGGGCAAGTTTTTGCCAAGGGGGTGGCAAAGGCCAAAAATCACAATTTCAGTTGAACCATGCAACGTCGCGCTTTGGTCAGAGTTCAGCCACCATCACTATCTCGACGGAAAAATCAATAAAGGTTCGCACTGCTGGGCCGCATTGTGGGAGGGGCGAACAATTGGGTTTTGCGCTGTGATTGCCATGCCTAGCGGTAGCTTAAAAAATGCTTGGCGCGGACACCGCACAGTTATTTTGCCAGAGTTTCAAGGCATGGGAATCGGCCCTATGCTTTCAAACGCCGTTGGGGAAATTATGATTGCATCAGGAAAACGGTATTTTTCAAAGACTGCTCACCCAAGGCTAGGGCAGATGAGGGACGCCAGTTCTTTTTGGCGGGCTACATCAAAAAACCACAAGGCGCGCGCAGATTATACAAAGTTTAGGGTTACAAAGGAAAGCGGCCACAAAATGAAACACGCATCAAGGGTCTGTTATTCTCACGAATATATGGGTTCGTTATAGGGTGCGCGATTATAAAAGCGAAGGAGACGGCGTGAGGTGTATTTCAAGAGACGAATCATATGACGACTTTGAAAAGAAAGCGCGGTATTACGGGCCTAACGGCGCAATCATGCACACTTGGACGGAGAAATCAGCATTTAACGCTGGATGGAAGGCAGCACTTGAGGCGGTAGAGCGCGCGGGAACAAAAGGAAATTACACGCCATGATAAGGTCAGCCGTAACGCCCGAACAGGCGGGGCGCTTGGCGGAATGGGTGGAGGGCTTGCCGGTGCCTTTCACCCTGACATTCAAGGAAGGCAAGGTGCGCACGATAAGCCAGAACGCGCTGATACATAAATGGTTTGGCGAGATTGCCAAGCAGACACACAGCGCAATCGATCAGGTTAAGCGCGAATGCAAGTTCTACCAAGGTTGCCCGATCCTAATGGCAGATGACCCCGCTTTCTGCGCATTTCTCAAGCACCTTAAAAACCTAACATTGGAGGAAAAGATAGCCGCAATGGATTATGTGTCAGTAACATCGGCAATGACGACCAAACAGCTAAGTCAAATGGGCGACGCAATGCGCGCCAAGTACCTGCCGCAAGGCATCCACATGACAGACCCAGAGGGTAACAGATGAACAAACATGTAGAAATTACACCAAAGGAGCCAAGCGAATGAGTGAGTTAGCTTTTGAAATGGGCCGCAAGGCTGGACTGCAAGAGGCCGCTGCGTATTGCGAAAGGACGGAAATGGGCGTCGGCTCAAAAGGTCGCGGCAAGTACCTCGCACACCCGTCAACGTGCTTTGAAACGGGCAGCGGCACGCACGCAGGCATGGGGTACGCAGAAGGATTGCGCGCCATATCACAAGAGGAGGGTTAAAAATGAGCGAATTTGCAAACCCGCGCCCCGTCTACGCCAAAGGCCAGACACCACCCAAGGCACCCCGCAAGCAGATGAAGCGCAACACTAAACCTAAAGACGTGTGCGAACCTGGCAAGATTTTTGTGTCAGAAAAACTACGTAAATTTGCAAGGG